GCCTTTGGCATCATAGCAATCAATATAACGAGCACCATTGCTCATGCGTATCTTACCACTACCTGCAACTACATCATGATCCCTGTAGCCAAACGGCTTCTTAATAGTTACATCTACATATTCGCCATTGTTAACACCCAGTGTTACAAACGTAACATAGCGTCCTTGTTCACCCTTGAATACACGTCCATTGGCAACTAGTCCTGCAAAGTTCACTCTATCTCCCCAGGTCTCCTGTATAAACATACTGGGCATAAACTCCGGTTGTGTCCAATAACCATAACGCTTGTACTGTTGTTGTGGTGTTTGTGTTATGCCATTTTCATATCCCAAGTCACGCAGATCCCAGCCTGCATTTTTTGCTTCTGTTTTGTGTACCCAGCGTCTGTAACTGCCCTGGCAATGTTTAAGTGCAGCACGCCAAAACTCTTTTGGATTGTGTGCTTTATTGTAGGCGAGTGCCCAGATAAGTCTACCCAAGTTTACTGCATGCGCTCTACACAATCCAAAGTTACCCAGTCCATATAGTTCTTGTATAATCTCTTGTTTGTTCTCACTGTCGCCCATGCGCTCCATAAACTGCATAACTTTTTCTTCATCACGTTTTGCAAACGCACGACGATACATGTCTGCTTCATACATATCGCAATCAATAAGTTTGGCTATTTTTTTAATAGCATCATCTTCATACACAATGGTATCTTCTAATCTCTGTTCAGTCCAGTCTTGGAAGAACGCTGCTTTTTGTCTGCCTGTAGTAGCAACAGGTCTAATAAGTGCAGTGGCAAACACACAGTCTGCTTTACTTTGTGGTTGTATTGCTTGGAAAAGTCTGCGCATTGCTGGCGACTCTGCTTGTGTTACACCGATAACATCTCCTCTGCAAAGCATCTGACTTGTTTCAAAGTCCTCTTCGGGGTATGCTTCCAGTGGTGTCTCACTGTCTATTTCCAGTAGTTGACTAAGTCCTCTATTAGCAAGGATATCTATTTTAAGATGCTCCAAGTCCTCTACTTCATGTTTGTCTAATAATATTTGATTGTCTTGATTAATTAAACTTTTTGGTATCTTGTGATCGAACACAAGTATGCCTCCGCAGTGTTTTGATATTGCTCTTTTTTTGCCTATTAATTTTCGTTCGATTCTCATTGCTTCTTCCTTGTCTATATCTAAATCTTCGTACTTAAAATTGCGAGGAAGTCTACCAGATGCGCCAAGACGGCGTGCCGCTTCTCTGCGAGCACTGCGCTCCTTGTATGTAACATAGTTGCTGATCCTGGCACTTTTGCCGGGCCATTTATCAAATATCCGTTGCATTACAGCGTTCTGTTGCCAATGTGGAAAGTCTATATCCACATCTGGTAAATCATCTCTTAAAGGATTTAGGAAACGTGCAACCGGTATTTGCCATCTTATGGGATCAACGTCTGTAATACCAAGTAGGTAACAGACGAGACTAGACCCTGCTGAACCGCGTGTCATATGAGTAATGTCATCGGTTAGCGTCAGTACATCGCAAATTGTGAGGAAGTAATCGACGAAACGAAGTTTGAGAATAATCTCTAGTTCTTCGATAAGCCTGTTATGATATTCAGCATTGTTCGGAATATGCCTTATGAATCTGCCTAGTAATCGTTCTAATTGAGCCGTTGCGTCCTTAGGTAACTTCATTGTGTGCCTCTTGTTTGCCTAAATTCTTTTATTTGTGCCAAGTGTTGCAAGTTGCAACAGTTTTATTTATACCAGTTATGGATTGGTTTCTAAAAAAAGTGATTAAATAGGTGTGTAATGAACGATTTATATTGTCCTATTATTCATGGTGGATTAACAATAGACCTAAAGAGCAACGGTTCAGTTCAGTATAGGCATTGTTGTTTAAGAAACGATGGTTTCAATACATCTGATTTTAATTTTGATTTTTTCAATAGCAAAAAACTAAATCTTTTAAGAAAAACAAACTTAAAAAATATCTGGGATAAAAACTGTGCAACTTGTAGATTAAATGAATCAAGTGGACATGAGAGTTTCCGCACTGGTATGATAAAAGGATTGGGCATTAATCGAAAACCCAATGGTCCAACTAGATTGGATTTGCAGTTTGATGTAGGTTGCAACCTTGCATGTAGAATATGTGGACCAGTCAATAGTAGTTTTTGGCAGAAGCACCTTAAGGATAATAACATTCCCACACAGGAAATGTATAAAAGTCGTGCAGATGAAATGATACAAATACTATCCAACATGGATTTAAGTGATCTTAAAATGGTTGTATTCTGTGGAGGTGAAACTCTATTAGGCAAAAGTTATTGGCGGGTTGCAGAATATTTGGCAAAAGTTTCACCAAATATTACACTGTGTTTTCAGACAAATGGAACGCAAACTATTCCAGAACGCTATTACGAACTCGTAAACAAGTTTGATCTAGTAAAACTTCACATTAGTCTAGATGGTGTAGGAGAAAAGTTTGAATACCAAAGGTGGCCCGCAGACTGGAACCAAGTTGTGGATAATATTTTAAGTATACGAGAACAAGCACCAGTAAACACAATGTTTTTATTAGAAGAAACACTGAGTATTTTTAATTTAATATACCAGTCAGAACTAGAAACTTGGCACAGAAATACATTTGATACAAACAGGTTAGGTGACGTTACTAATCATACAAAACATCTTGCAATGGGTATATTTGAATTAGATTCAATAACAAATGAATACTATGAACTACTAGCAGATAACAATCTGCAACAATATGTTAAATTACACTGGCAAGAAAATCCACAAGCAGTACAAAAGTTAGTCAAAGAAATAAAACAGTTTGATCTAATACGCAATCAAGACTTTACCAAAACATTTCCTGAAGTTGCTGAATGCTATGCTAGATACTGGTAGAGATTTTTTTATCGTATGCATCCATGCTGTGATCTCTAGCACCATCAAATAGTTCTAGTTTACTCCAAGCACGAAAGCGTCCACGCCAACTGTCTTTGAACCTTTGCCATGGTGTAAGTTTGCGTATATTGCCATAGTAGTTTATGTAGTGTAGTTCACCATAGTGTCTAAATCCCATAATAGCAAAAGGAACACGAGGCACAACATCATTGTTGTTTACATATCTATGGTTCTCAAACGTTTGCTTTGCAAGCCAGTCACGACCACCTACACGAGGACTACCATATGTATAGCAAGCGACAACTCTATCGTTTAGTCTACTACTAGCAAGTGTTGCCATTGCACCACCTAAACTGTGTCCACATATGTACAGTTGTTTTTCTTCACGTTTGCCATAGTTAATATGGTTCTCAACAGTATCCCAGATGCGCTCTAGATAATCATAAAAGCCAGCATGTACCATGCCCTCAGTTTCACTGGGACGTTTCCATGCTTTTAGATCTGCTTTAATATCTGAAAACTCTTTTGGTTCTGTACCTCTAAATGCAAGTACAATACGTTCACTGTTTTCTAGGAACAAACACTCCGCACCTTTATGATCTATAAGTTTTGTTTTTGTATAACCAAGTTCATGTGCTACAGGCTTACTATCTTTTTCAGTCATATAGGCTATTTTAGCCAGGGTTGCAAAATGCGACCCAGGATTCTCTATAGTTGACATAGTTTCTCTCCGTGTTACAATATGTGTAAGTGTATTTAACCGATAAATACTAAAAATGATAGGGTAAAACTGTGAAAAAACAAACTAGAAGCATACTACACGAACTCAATAGTATGATTGTTGAAAAAGATAGACAACATGTTATGGAAAGTCGTGCAACTAATGTAATAGAAAGTGCAATTAATCTTATCAATGAAATGCACAAGCACTATGATGAAGAAACTGCAGGCGACTTAGAAAGACGTTTGTTAAACAGTATTAGAAATCAGGACACAAAACGTTTTGTGCGAGGTATTAGACGGGTCAATGAAAGCAAATGCGCTTCAAAGAAATAGTAGCCACTGAGGCTGCTGAAGGCAAAAATCTGCACCTTGAGCATATTGAAGATCTAGTTTTTCTTCAAGGCAAAAGTGGTGCCAGTAGTGCATTGCAATATATTAACAGTGTACGAGACATGTTAGAAGAAGGTGGTGCTATATCACCTGCTAACAGTAGCATTACTGTAAAGTGGGACGGAGCGCCTGCTATTTTTGTGGGTACAGATCCAGCAGATGGCAAGTTTTTTGTTGGCACAAAAGGTGTGTTTAGTAAAACAGGCAAACTTGTAAAAAGTAATTCAGATTTAGACAAGTATGGTTACAGTGGCGGTTTGCGTGAAAAACTTGCACTAGCACTTAAACTGCTTCCTAGTTTAGGCATACAAGGTGTACTGCAAGGCGATATGATGTACACAAAAGCGGATTTAGAAACTGCTGATATAGATGGTGAAGATAGTTTAGTATTTCAACCAAACACTATTGCATATGCAGTTCCAAAAAATAGTGAACTGGGCAAACGCATTGCTGCAAGTCAGATGGGAATAATAT